TTATGGCGACGTGCGTAAGGTAGCGGGCGATGCGCCCGTGATCAAGTACCAAAATACGCTCGACGCCCTCGACAAGATAATCGCGGAAAATAAGAACGTGCCCGCTGGGGATTCGGTCAAGGTCGCGAAACAGGCGCAATCAATGCGCGATCTTCTAGCGGAGCAAGGTACCGCAACCGTCAACGATGCGATGAAGACGCGCAGTGCGTGGGGGAAGGCGGCGGCGCGTAGCGGCAACATTTTTTCCGACATTGACCCGAACGCAAATCAGCTTCTCGCCAAGCGCCTGTTCGGCGCGGTCAATGCGGACTTCGATGCTGCGAGCACGGCTCAAACTCCTATCGCCCAGGCGTTGAAGAAGGCGAATACGAACTACGCCAAAGCGTCGCAGTCGATAGACTTCGTTGCGAAGTCCGCGCTCGGCAAGCTCCTGGGCGAAGACGTAACCGATGCTATGGGTAGTGGGCAGACAGCAAGCACCAAAGCGCCGGAGTTGATCGCAAAACGCTACCTCGACATGACGCCAAGTCAATCGCGGTCTGTGACTTCTATTCTGAAGCGTAATGCGCCCGACGTGCTTCAACAGGCGAAAGCTTTCGTCTTGAAAAACGGCCTTGAGCAGGCGAAAAACGATACTCCCGGCGCGCTGCCAATTTCGTTTGCCAAGTTCCGAAGCCAGATGGACAAGGTAGAACCCAAGATGAAAGAGATGGGCTTTACGCCGAAAGAAATTCAAAGCATTAAAGATATCACGGACACAATGGCACGCGCGGGTGACCGGACAGGTAAGAATCCTTCCGGGACGGCAGCATCCGCGCAAGCGGGCGGCATCGCCGGTGCGGCATTCGTCCACCCACTTGCGGCACTCGGCGCGGCGGCGACGCCTTTCATCTTGTCAAAAGCCTTGCTTACGGACAAGGGGCGCGACTTGCTGCGCGCCGCGATGAGCAAGACAAACGGCAAGGGGCAAGCGGCGGCACTCGGCGCGCTGCGCGGATTGATGCCCGCTGCTAGTCAGAGTGGTGCGGCGCAAGCACCAACAGGGCAGCTAGCATCACCGCCTCAATGAAGTTGAACGCCATATCAGGAGTTACCATTTCAGTACCTCGGCACAGGACCGTAAGGCCCGTACTGACGGTTTTGCAGTTGGGCGTTCAGGTTCATTTGCTCCATCGCCTGCGCTTGGCGTTGCAAGGCTTCGGTTTGCTGATAGGCCTGTTGTTGTGCTTTAAGTTGCTGCATTTCATACGATCGACATCGCATGTCGCGCATGGGGTCGTTAGTCGAGGGGCAGAAAGCATTAGCGACGATGGGCGACGCGGCGAGCAGCAAGGCGAGAATGAGTTTCATGGTGATCTCCAGTTGTTACGGCCACTATAGCAGTTGCAAAACGAGAATACAATGCGAATTTTGGTGATCGATGTTGGTTCTAACGCTCTCGACTTGTGCATGCGCTGGCAGCAGCAAGGCCACGAGGTGCGCTGGTACGACAAGCCGCGCCCGGACGGCACGGACCGGCACGCAGGCGAAGGCATCGTCACCAAGATCACGGACTTCGGCGATTTGCGCAAGAAGTGGATCGGCTGGGCCGATATGATCTACACCCCTGACAACGTGTGCTATCTCGATTTGCTTGAACCGTACCGCAAGATCGGCTACCCGGTTTTCGGCTGCAATCTCGACGCCGTAGAGTGGGAATTGGACCGTGAAGTCGGGCAGAAAGTCATGGAAGAGTGCGGACTGAAGACGATTCCCGGCAAGACGTTTCACGATTACGACACCGCCACGGCGTACGTGAAAAAGCACGGCAAGGCCTTCGTTTCGAAGCCCTCGGGCGATGGTGAGCGCGCCATGTCCTATGTCGCAAACAACGCCGCCGATCTGGTCTACATGTTGCAGCGCTGGAAGGGCGTCGATAAATACCGTAAAGCCGCGAAGGAAATGGGTTTTATCCTCCAGGAGAAGGTGAACGGCGTTGCCGAGATGGCGGTCGGCGGATGGTTCATCCCAGGCGTTGGCTGGTCGAAAGCCGGATGGGTTGAAAACTTCGAGCACAAGTCCCTCTTCGCTGGCGACCTGGGCGTAGCCACGGGGGAGATGGGTACGATCGTGCGCGTCGTGAAGAAGTCAAAACTCGCTGACATGATGCTTAAACCGATCACCGATCACCTTCACGCGGTTGGTTATGTCGGCTATGTTGACGTGGCCACAATTATCGACGAAGACGGTACGCCTTGGCCTCTTGAATTCACCATGCGCGACGGATGGCCTATCCGCCACAACCTGACATCGCTCATTGAAGGCGACCAAGCGCAGTGGATGCTCGATGCGCTCAATGGGCGCGATACGCTGAAGATCAAGACCGATTTGGTGAGCGCGAGTGTCGTTATGGCGCTGCCGGACTTCCCATACTCCCGCATCACGAACCGCGAACTGTGTGGCATTCCGGTCTATGGTGCCGAAGACTTAGCGCACCTCCACTGGTCGGAAATGATGATCGGTGATGCGCCGCGCGAGGTGAACGGGAAAGTTGTCGACCTGCCGGGGCCGGTTACGGCGGGTGATTACACCCTGGTCGCGACCGGCGAAGGCGCGACCGTTTCCGGCGCTCGGCGAAGCGTGTACAGTGCGATCAAGAAAGTTAAAGTACCGAACAGCCCCTTCTATCGCGTCGATATCGGTTCGAAGATGCGAAAGCAGTTACCGGTTCTTCAGGCTCTCGGATTTGCAATAGGAATGGAGTATTGATTATGCCTGCTAAAAGTAAGGTTCAGTCCAGAGCTATGCACGCCGCTGCCGAAGGCAAATCTTCCAAAGTGCCAGCGAAAGTCGGCAAGAAGTTTGTCGAAGAGCAGCACGGCAAAAACCTGAAGCGGCTTCCTGAACGGCGGACCCGGAAATGACCAGTGAAGCGCGAAAAGCCGGTCTGATTTCCGAGTCGTCGATCAAATCAGCTTTGACCGAGGCGAAAGGGGACCTGTTCCTTGCCGCCTGCGCGCTCAGCTGCACCGCTCGCGAGCTCGACCAGTACATCCGACGCTCCGCTACGCTCCAAGCCTTCGCGGGGGCCGTAGAGCAAGTGAAGATCGACCCGGCGTACTCGCGACTGAGCACCGAACAGTTCGAAAACCAAGTGGCGGACCTTGCTCGATCCTTCCGGGTAGACGGAATAAAGGAAGTCCATAAACTCGCGACCATGGAGTTCGGCGATAGCGCCGCCCTCGCCAAAGTCAAACTCGATGCTGCACTCGCGCTTAGCGCTGGTGCTCGTTCGCACGCCGGTAATAGCGAGACTGAGACGGCCCTCGCTGAATTGAACGCTCTTTATCATGCCAATGCTCCTCGAATCAAAGAGATTCGTCAGACGGTGATAACGCTTCGAGATGATCGGGAAGCGACTCCACTAACAATCGAACAGCGGACAAATCCTTAAGCGCGGCTTCCCGGTCCTTTTGTAACTGGCGCCAGTTCGGCGTCTCAGACGGGAAGTGCTGCAAGCGCTTCATGCTGATATATCCGAATCGCGCTAACTGCCACACAGCCGGTTTGAAGCCCGACTTCGTTATCTCGCGCCGAGGCACGGCACCCCCTTCCAGCCAGGCGTAAGCCGGAATCAACTCTGAGCGCTCAGGCTTCAAGCGCTTCTCGATGTACCAATACTCGACCGGCTTCAACACGTGCATCATGGCCCCGACTTGCGCGACCGGCCAACCGCTTGCTTGCGATAACTCGTCAAGCGACATGTTTCGTCCGCCGCAGTGGAACCAGATGTCTTGCAGGAAGCTGACCGGCGGGTTGCGCAGGTCTACTTCCTCGTCATAAGCGGTCCAGCTAACCGGGTTTGGGATCACACCGTACTCGGCGTTATCGACGTTCACCGCGGCCAGGCGCTGCATCGTGTAAGGGCACTCAACCATTACCGTCACATCCTGGCCGCCGGGGGTGAAGTGCGTATCCATCACGAACAGCACCCCGCCGTGCTTCTTCCACTCGCGTACTTGCTGCTCGGACTGGGGAAGCGCCTTACTGCTCAGGAACGCCGGCAAGTCCACGACGGTGCGCGAGTCGAAGATGATGGGCTTGTGCAGCCACATGGCGCGGTTCAGCACCACGTGGGTGAAGTCGGCAAGCGCGCGGCGCGTAGACGCCGCTACGTCGGTGGTTGAGTACAGTTTCATACCGGCGCGATGTAGTTTCGATAATCCGCGTCAAGATCACGCTGATCCTGAAGGCGGCGTTCAGCGTTGACGGCGCGCAGGTTGGCGATGGCTTCTTCAGTATCTTTGCCGTGCTGCATGGCGTCGAGCGAAGCGCGCTGGTACCACTTCTCGATCTCATCCTTAGCGGCACGGCCGTGCGCCTCGCGGTGTTTATGAACGATGCTCATAAATCATACTCCTTGACTTCAGGTAGCCCGAGCGCGCGGCGCGCTTCGTTGCGCACTTCCGCCGTCACCGCGTAGCCCAAGTCTTCCGGGTTCAGCAAGCGGCGAGCGAAGGCCCCGAGATCGCGAATTGCTCTCACGTCATTGGTGAGAGGCTGGTTAGCTTGCGCGCGGACGGCAGCCTCCTTAATAGCGGTATCGAAGGCGGCTCCTGGCGCCACAGCGCTGGTCATGTTTTGCTGACTTTGCGGGTACTCAACGATCTTTTCGAGTTGTTTGACGCGTTCTTTTAACGCGGCAAATTCAGCGAAAAACCCTTCGTACTGAAGACTTGCTATACCGTTCGTCATTACTTTCTCCTTCGCAAAATTGCCGGATAAAAACCCCAAAGCAAGCCTTGGGTTTCTGAGAGTCATTTTCGCCTCTTCATCGCTTGCATCAAGATGTCCTGGACCGAACGCTTGCTTTCAAGCCGTTCCATCACATCTAAGTCAAGCGTGCCGTGCGTTAGTATGTAGTGGATGAAAACCGGACGGTCGTAACCTGACTGGGCTTGTCGCACAGGGCCGATTCGCTCAATGATTTGCATATGCTCTTCGAGGTTCCAATTCACTGAGAAAAAGACAATGATGTTCCCCCCGTCTTGAAGACTGAGGCCGTGCCCAGCGCTAGCAGGATGAGCAAACAAAACAGGAATTTTCCCGTTGTTCCACTGGCGTATAGTTTCTGGATCGGCATCAAGCACGCGGCCGCGAGGAAAAGCGGCAACAAGACGAGCCAAATCATGCTTGAAATGATAAGCAACAAGCACCGGTGCGCCGCCTGCCTCTTCGATGACATCATCAAGAGCTTGGATCTTGACATCGTGAACCTCCGTCCAATTGCGTTGCTCATCGGTATAGATCGCGCCGTTCGCGAGCTGGAGACACTTCTGCGTTTTGCTTGCTGTGTTCAGCGCTTCCACTTCGGTCGGTCCGAGATGTCCCTCCAGTTCGAGGAACATCTTCTTTTCCATGTCGCGATACTGCTGGCGCGCCTTGTGCGGCATCTCGACCGTGATCTTGTTCACGATCGGCACCTTCAAATCGAAGTAGTCCTTCGCATCTAGCGACAAGCACACATCGGATATCAAACCCTGGATCTCTGCTTGTGCTGAATCGAGCGGGTCCAGGCCAAACCCGTCGTAGCTCTTCCTGAACCATCGTTGCGAGAAAGCCGTGAAGGAGGAGCCAAGTCTCTTTCCGCCATCTACAAACCACATCGGCCCCCACAAGTCTTTCAGTCCGTTGGGCGCTGGTGTGCCCGTAAGTCCGATCCACCTGTCTACTTTCTTGTGCGCGACTTCCGCGAGTGCCTTGGCGCGCTTCGTGCCTTGTCTCGTGCGGAAGCCCTTCAGCTTCGTCACTTCGTCCGCAACGATGGTCCTGAAGGGCCATGGGCGCGGATTATACTTAAACCAGTCTACAAGCCACGGTACGTTTTCATAGTTGATCGTGAATATGGCCGAGTCTTCGCGAAGAGCTTGTGCGCGCTGCGCAGCATTGCCGACAATCGGTGTGATTGGTAAGTCAAGCTTCCACTTCTTAACCTCGTCAGGCCACGTGCTTTGAGCAACCCGCAACGGGGCGATTACAAGCGTCGGTGAATCATCCGCGAGTGCAAATGCCTCGATCGCTTTAAGCGTCGATACAGTTTTACCGAGGCCCATGGGGACAAAAGCATTACAACGCTCCTTATCGAGAATGTGATCAATGATCAGCTTTTGGTAAGGGCGAAGTTGCATCAGCAGTGCTCGGCCCCGTACACGATACCCATAGCGGCACCGGCAAGCGCCGAGAGCAAAATAATGATGAAGATCAGCATGGCTCACTCCTTAGCGATTGGATGAAGCGATCGACGCCTTCTTTACTGTCGATCACGAACACGTTACAACCCGCCGCGAACAACTTCTCATGCTCGCGCGCCTGATCATCTCGCAGCACCTTGCCGGGGGCCTTCAACTCTACGAAGTACACCCAGCCGAAGTACACCACGATCCGATCCGGCACACCCTTGTGGCCGGGACTTGTGAACTTGCGTTGCAGTCCGCCGACTTCCCGCACGCGGCGAATGAAGTACTGCTCAATATCCCGTTCCCGCATGATATTCAATCGCCTTTTCGAGATCAGCTTCGCAAATCGAGATGTCGCGCGCAGCGCGGCGGAAGTCCACGTCGAGCTTTGCCCGCTGGACAAGATCAAGCCCGCTGGTGTTTTGCATCGCAAACGCGTTAAAGCGCATGCCGGCAAGGCCTAGTGTTTCAGCTATTTTGTAGACATCGTCGCTCATCCGCGCCACCCAATCAGCAGGCCGATAAGAGCCATCACGATAATGGCGGCGACAAGGCACAGACGTTCGTGCTTGCGGCAAACCGCGATATCGTAACGATGATACGGGCCAAACGCCTGCTGTACGCTGCGAGGCGTCGGGCGGTAATGCCGGTTGTCTTTTGAGAACATGCTTACTCCTTAACAAATTCAATGAACTCAATGAACTCGCCCTTCGTGTTCAGGACGTACCACGTGTCAGCTTTGATACCGTTCTCGCCGACATAGGCGACAGCGATGCGCGGTCGGTTATCGTCATCCCAGCGTAGTGCGAAGCAGCAACCTTCCGCCCCCCTTGGCGCGCGCCCCTACGCCGGCTGCCATCGCCACACCGTGCTTCCCATTTATTTCCTGCGTGCTGGAGTAGCCGCTCGCTGCCTGCGTGCTGTGGTCGCCGCTCGCTGCCTGCGTGCTGTAGTAGCTTTCCGTTTCGGTATCCTTGACATCCTTCACCAGATCCACCACGAACTCGATTGCGTTGGTTACGATCTGCGGGATGCCGATCTCGGCTTTAACCGTGATTCGGCCAGACGCGATCTTGGAGTCCTGACCTTCACGGTTCAGTTCACCAGACAACTCGACGACACAGAAACGCGAGTCCGTAACCGGGTAGTACGTCCACATGTCCAACGGGTTCTCGCACGCATGAAAGCCAGATTCGCACGCAAGCACCTTGCCAGCGTGCTCATAGGTCTTGCCAATCTCATATTGGAAGCCGCGGCATTTCAAGTCCTTATCGAACGCCTTATACGCCAAGACTACCTTCGTTTCTTGTGTCATTTTCGTTTCCTTCGGTTGTGTTTGTGATTCCACTATAGCAGTTGCAAAACAGAAAAACAATCACTCTTTTCTATAGCGGAAACCCTCGAATCCAGCAGCGGCAAGCGGCAAACCTGGGGCCCAATCGTGCGGCGCTGCCATGAAGTACGAAAGAGTCTTCGCGTCGCGCAGATTGTTGTCCGGCGTGTACGTAATCAGTTCATCGTGCACCCGCATACGGATGCTGTAGCCTTGCTTCACGATTCGCGGCATGTGATAGAACATCACGTCGCGCGCGATCGCCTGACAGAGATTTTCGAACAGCTTGCCGCCATAAGTTGTCAGGCGTTGCCACTTACGCGAATACTGATTCATACCCATGTACGAAATTGAATTGCCCGCACGCGGTGCGGCGTAGGACAAATCTCGCCCGCTAGGCAACTTTACGCGCAGCCAATTGTCTTCTCGCCGGAACACGATCATATTCACGCGAAAGTCAGTGTGCGGTTCATTGATCGCGGCTCCCGCTGCGTCTTCGAGTTTCGCCCAAATCCCGGATATCTTCGGGTTTGCCGCCCGCCACAGGCGTTTGATCGAGTCGCAAACACAAAACGTGTCGTGCTCCAGGCCGTACGTGTTTCGCTTCGTGTCAATCGACCAGTTCCAGAAGTTCTCTGCCTCCGCCCATACGTGACCAGGAATTGCCTCGCGCCCCACGCGTGCCAGCTCGTCCAAGTCAATGCCGTAAGTCGCGGCTCCGGTCAGGAAGGCCCCTACGCCGCCCGCGTAGGCAAGCATGAGCTCCATTACCTTCCCGATCTGACGAAGTTTCTTGGTGACCGATCCGGGGCTCACGCGAAACGCTTCCGAGTAAGCCTTGATGTAAAGGTCTGGCCCGGTCCCCGCGTCGTAATCCCGAAAGGCCTGGAGTTTCCACTCTTCGCCCGCAATCCAGGCCGCGACACGCCCTTCGATGTTCGCCAAGTCCGAGACAACAATCTTCCGACCCGGCGGCGCGATAATGACGCCGCGCATCGTGTTCGCGCACAGTTCCATCACGTTGTCGGTCACTAGATCGGCGCAGCCCGCCTTGATCGCTTCGATACCGGTTTCGATCTCTTCCGCTTCGAGCGTCGGGCGCATCATATTGCCCATTTGCACCAGGCGGTGAGCGTCGCGACCGGTGCGACCGGCGCCGTTGAACTGGATGCCGCCCTTCAGGAACCCATCTGAGCTAGTAGACCGGATAATCCGTTTAAACTTTGACACTGAACTTGTGCTGGCCATGAGTCTTATAGACAACAGCTCTCGTACACCGTCCGGTAAGGATGAGTCTGCCAGTCGGCGTTCAAGAGTTGCGGATTGCATGTCGGGTAAAGAGACGCCGTGTTCTGCAAGTATGAATTTGAGAAGGGCGTCTCTTTGAGTGGCTGAAGATACCACTCCGCTCGTGGCGTCGTGAGTTCTTCCCGCGAGCGAAGTTTGCTCCGCGCCCACTGCTTCAATTGCAGCCTTTGCAAGTTCGAGATCGACATATACACCCTCGTTATTAATTCGTTGGTCGAGTTGCCAAAGTTCCATCTCCTTGGCGTTATTCGGGTAATTCCACTTCGGCATCTTCTGATGCAGGATACGCATCGAAGTAATGTCCGACTTCGCGTACTCAACAAACCGCGTCCACTCTTCAGGATGCGTCTTGCGAGTCTTGCGCCGCAACTTCTGGTTAGCGGGTTGCGGCATGCAAAACATGCGCATGAGTTTGCGGCCTTCCTTGCTCTTCGCGACATCAGCGTCCAGCTTGAAGATCTCGCAAAGCGTACCGAGTGAGCCGGGCAGCCCGTGGCTGAAGGCTTGCACCATGGTGTCGCGGTGTTGACTTTCGTTTTGCATACGCGTCTGAAGCGGCGAGATTGCGCGCTTCAGCACAATACGATCAAACATGCCCGAATTATGGCCCCAGTATTCAGTGCAGTTAATCAGTGCCAAGTCCAGAGTAGTCGGCATTGCTCCCGGCGCTGTCAGGTCCCAACACTGAACCGGACCGTCATCTATCGCCCACGCGAACAGCAGCACTTCAGCCTTTTCCGCGTATCGGTGCGCGCCGTCGTTAATCGGCGTTTCGGAATAGGTTTCGAGATCCCACCAGAGCTTCATACGAGGTCCGAATATTGATCTTCAGGTTCGACGGAAAATTCCGCATGTACTTCGTCTTTTTCGCGCTTCATTTCTGAACCGCGAATTTCGTAAGCGGCCTTTAACGCCACGCCTGCTTTTTCAAACTTCAGTAGGTATTTCACGCACGACAGAAAAGAACCTTCGTGCACGGCTTTTTTTGTCCCGCAACGATTACGTAATAGGCCATATTTCACCAAGTGTAATTAGCAGTTAGCATATGCGCACCCTTAACACCGCTCGGTATGGTGCTGCCGCTATTAGTGTTTTCATTTTTGATCTCCTTCAGCAAGCCCCGAAGGGCTTACCGGGTTACGCGAGGTCGTCTTCCGCGTCGATGGCATCGAAACCTTCATCGGAAGGTCGCGATGCGCCGCCGAAGCTGTCGCCCGGACCGTCGAACTGCACGCCCAGGAGCCCGCAACGCATACCGCTATACGTGCCTGACTGTGCCCACATCTCTACCTTCGCGTTCACATAGCAGCCGGCGTAGATTACGCCTTCGGAACCCGTCAGGCGAAGCGCTTTACCGAAATGCTTGGAGTCAGGATCGCCATCCTTGATGTTGTGGAGAAAGAGCGGCGCACCGTCCTTCTGCTTGCGAATCGCGGACAGCGCGAACATGTTCTCGAAGCCGTCGTAGATTTCGCCGACTTTGTCTTTCTTGTTTTTGATGTACGAAAACTTGTTTTTGTTCGTGCGCATGTCTTCAAGGAAGGCTTCAGCCTTTTTGCCCCATGCGGCGGTCGCTTCACCGTTGATCGCGGCCTGAATCGCCTTATCGTTAGCGCTACCCGGCTCAACGATCAGCGTGCACGAGTGGCGGAAGTCGCCTTGGCCTTCGTACTGCGCCGGCGTGAACAGGTCGTCGATAAACGCGATGCGCACGTGCTTGAGTTGAACAATGGTTCCCATGATTTATTCCTTAACAGAGTGAGTCAATATCTTCAGAGTCGTCAACGGTTTCAAAACCGTCTTCAACCGGTTTGATTTCAATAGCCGGACGTTTGTCCGAATCGAGTACGACATGCGGCTTGCCTTCCGGCTGGACGATCAGCGCTTCGATCTTCTTCAGACGTCGCGGTTGATCCTTCAGCGCTTCGAGAATCGGCTTGGGGCCAAGCAGCTTGAACGAATACATCTGCTCAAGCTTCAGTCGGAAGCCCTTCATCATCGTTTCGGCTTCCTCGTCGTTCGCCCACGAGCGATTACCGCGCTTGCCCGCGACGACCTTCACGCCTGGCACTTTGCGGCCCGCGAACATCTCTAACTCGATGCGAGCGCGCACGGCTTTGATCCAGTCCTCGACCAGTTCCAGTTCAGCGAACTTAGGGCCGAGTTTTTCAATCGGGATCAGATCAACCGGGATCGGTTCCAGCGTTTCGAAATCCGATTCAGTGATCGCCTCCACTCTCGCGAGGAGTGCCGGGCAAACCGCTTTTGCTTTGCACCACATGCAAGTCTTCTCGGAAGGCGCGAAGTCCTCTTCCTTCAAAGCACGCTCGCCAACCAGCTTGTGGATCAGGATGGCCTTCTCAAACTTTGGACGCGCGTCCGATACCCAGGCTTCCAAATCCTCGACCGTGAGCGTCCATTCGTTGCCGGTCCTGAGCGGCTGCTCAATGACAATCGTGATTTCCTTGAAGTCTTCGACCAAGCCGAACTTCTGCAATGCCCCGTGGCCGTACATCATGCCTTGGGGATTGTTCTCGGCATCGACTTCCTGATAACCGAACTTCGCGTCAATCACGTCCGTTGTCGCGTGTCCGTCAGGCCACGAGATGATCAACACGATATCCGCACGACCGGTCGCGCCTTCTTCGCCGGTAATCTGGCTAACAGGCACATCCTGCTCGATCTCGACAGTAACGGCGCAGCCTTGCGCTTCGTAATTCGCGATGCGATCGCGCACGTTGCTGACCACGGTTTGCACGTCGGCGGCGAACGACTTGTCAACCGCATGACCTTTCTTCAGTACGTGACCGAGATATGTTTCGGCATCCTTGCTGAACGCAAGGCACATACTCAGCAGTTCATGCTTGTCGGTTCCGAGATCCGCAGCCTTCGAGCTGCCGTCCGGTTGTCCCTTCTCCATCGCCAAAGCGTTCGCGCAGTTCAACACGCGATGCGCCGATGACGGGCTCGCTAGCGCGTGGTAGTCGTCAGGCATGGGATTCTTCCGGGTTGACTTCGCCGGCCGCGACACGCGTTAGGTAGGCAACGGCTTCGGGCCACTGTGCTTCCTTCAATTCCTTGCCATTCGCGACGCCGAGACGGGAAAGCGCTGCAACCGCCTTGTCTTTGGACTCCTTGCCAATCGCGATGATCAGCTTCCTTACGTCGTCATAAATTACCGGCGCGGATTCGGGCTCGGAAGGCGGCGAAGTGTCGGTAGTGGGCTTCGACTTTTTTGAGTCGGCGATTTCCTCTTTGATGATTTCCTGCTCGCGCTCCTTGATCTTCTCGGTTACGTCTGGCGTAAAGGTTGGCTCGCGAACGACTACCCGGCTGCTTGTAACCAAGTGCTGATTCAGGGCGTAAGTAAGCGCAAGAACCGCTTTCGTCAGTTCTTGAATGTCATTCTCTAACGGCATATGTCTTTCTCCAATCGGTTGATGGGTAACGCAAGAAGGAATTTAGGCGCGAAAAACTGCGCTGTCAAGGTAAATTCGCACTTGCGCAACCATTTTGCAATTGCTATAGTGCAGTCACATAAACCCGAAGGAGAAAAGTATGAAAGCATTTCGTGGTGACCCGGCAGTAAAAGAGAAGTACCTGGCGCGTCTAA